GGTCGCGGGGTCGCGCTTTTCGTGAGTTTTTTTATGCACATCTTTTCAGGTTAATGCATGGACGACCGCGCTCCCGCTGACCTGGACCATGACACGCTGACCGTGAGCCTGAAGGATTTGGCGCGATACTTTGAGGTTTCGGGCGCGATGGTGATGAAATACGCCCGCGAGGGTGGAATGCCGCGAGCGAAGGGGAAGGGGCGGTATCCGCTGATGGAGTGTATCCAGTGGCGCTACCGGAAATTGCAGGCCAAACGCGGGGAAGATGCCGGGGATATTGCCGAGGAGCGGGAAAAACTGATCCGGGCGCAACGAATCGGGCAGGAATTGAACAATGCCAAGGCTCGCGGGGAATTACTGGACGCCGAGCTGGTGGCAACGGCGATGCAGCAGATGGCGGCGTTGTTTTCCACGCAACTGGACGGGTTGGCGGCCCGTGTTGCCCCGCAATTGTCGCAAATACGAGATCCGGGGACGATAGCAAAGGTCATATTCGATGAGTGTCGCCTTATCCGACGGAACGCCAGTGGAGCGGTTGCGGCTTTCGCAGGCGAGCTTGCAGGTGGCGAGGATTCTGACCCCCCCGCCGAAGCGGAACGCGGGCGAGTGGGCGGACGCGCATCGCGTACTACCGCCGGACTCGCCGGAGCCGGGGCCGTGGCGGACTAGCCGGATACCCTTCTGGCGGGATATTTATGCTGCCTTTGCAGATGACCAGCACGACACGATTGTCATTGTCTGCGGGTCGCAGATGGGCAAGACCGAGAGCCTGTTCAACATCTTAGGCCATCGGTTTACTGACGGCCCCTACGTCCCTGCGTTGTATATCGGCCCTACGGAGAAGAACGTCCGGTCCATATCCAAGGATCGGATTGACAAGATGCTGCGATCCACCCCGATCCTGTGGGAGCGGACGGAACGGGGGCAGAGATACACGACGTATGAGAAGTTCATCGCCGGCACCCCGTTGCGGTTTGGCTGGGCAGGGTCGGCGACGGAGTTGTCCTCACACCCTTGCGGGACGGTCCTGGTGGACGAGCGGGACCGGATGACCAACGACACGGGGGACGAGGGTGACCCGGTGGAACTGGCAAGAGCCAGGACCAAGAACTACCGCGCTGCGAAGGTGGGCATCTCGTCCACCCCCACCATCGAGGACGCTTCCCCGGTGTGGGCGTTACTCGATGAGGGCACCCGGCACTTCTGGGCGTGGCACTGTCTCCACTGTCCGGCGGTGTTCGTCCCCCGCCTCGATCTCCTGAAGTGGCCGGAGGGGTGTAACGCCGATGATGCCCTGACCGAAGCAGGGGTGGTCTGTCCCGATTGCGGTCACAAGCACGTCAGTGAGGATCAACCCACCCTCAACGAGAAGGGGCGGTATGTCCGGCATCGGAAGCTGGAAGATCGGGAGAAGGCGACTAAGGCATTGTGGGGGATGTACCTCCCCGACACCGACGCCCGACCCATGCGAACGGCCTCCTTCTGGATTTCAGGACTGGCTTCCCCGTGGGTGACCTTTGGGCAAGCGGCCCGGTCGTTGATCCAGGCGTACAAGTCGGGGGAGTCCGAACGCATACAGGCAGTGGTTAATACCTGGGGCGGTGAGCTCTATCGGGTCAGGGGGGAGGCTCCCGAGTGGCACGAGGTCTCTGGTTGTCGGATTGAGTATGTCCAGAAGTCCATCCCCGAGGGGGTTCAGAGGATCACCCTCGGGGCGGACGTGCAGAAGAACGGCATCTTCTGGGTCACGAGAGGGTGGGGGTACAACTCGGAATCGTGGTTACTGGACGAGGGGTTTCTGGCGGGGGAGACGGATCACGAGACGGTCTGGGCGTCTCTCCGTCAGGTGATTACCGACCCCATCGAGAACGGACGACGGATTGACCGGGCGTTTATCGACTCGGGGTATCGGCCGGGGGATACCAACCGCCGACCCGATCATGCGGTGTACACCTTCTGCCGGAGTCTCCCGGGCGTGGCCTTCCCCACCAAGGGGCAGGACACGATGGACCAACCCTTTCGGCATTCCAGCATTGATTACACCTATGGCGGGGTCCAGGTGAAGCACGGGATTCGGCTCTATCACCTGAATACCGATTACTTCAAACGATGGCTCCACGGGCGGATCCGCTGGCCGAAGGACCAACAGGGCGGGTGGCACCTGCACAACGCTGTCACGGAGGATTATTGCAAGCAGATCGTCTCCGAGCAGTTGTTACTCAAGGCATCCGGTCGGGCGGTGTGGATTCGTAAATCGCGCAACAATCACTTTCTGGACTGCGAAGTGAACGCCACGGGGGCGGCTCATACACTCAACGTGCACAAACTCCCGCCCTATGTTTCTGCGGCTCAAACCCGTGAAACTTCACCAGACAGTGAAGTTAAGGTTAAGGTTAGCCGGTACGCCCGCTCGGGATTGTGAATATGCGCATACCCTTAGAGCGTGGCAACACTCGCAGCGAAACAGGCGGAACTCGTTCTCGCCAAAGACGCCCTCAATGCGGCGCGTCTGGCTCAATCCTATGGGCAGGGGGATAGAAGTCTCCAGCGGGCCAACCTTGCTACCCTAGAACAACACGTCTCCCGCATCGCCCGGGAGGTGGACGAACTCACCGCTGCGAGTTTGGGGGCTGTCAGCCCCTTCACCATCACGGCTTCGTGGAATCGGTCCTTCGGGTCTTACGATGACTGACCTGATCGGCACCCTCTTTCCTCGTCTGAAGGCCCGGTATCTCATCAACCGGCGGTATCTGGCGGACGCTCAACGTCTGTACGACGCCGTTCAACCCTCCCAATACCGCCCGGTTATCGGGAACAAGACCTCTGCCGATGGGGTGATGAACGTCACCGGCTCCCGCCTGCGGGAGTTGTCCCGGCACCTGGAGGAAAACCACGATCTGGTAGTCGCCGTATTTGACGACTTAGTGAACAACATCATCGGCGAGGGCGCTCAGGTCACCCCGATGGTCCGGCTGAAGGACGGGACGCTGGCCGAGAAGGTCAACGACGCCCTGCTGGAGATGTGGCAGGAGTGGAGTCAGTACCCCGAGACGACGGGGGAGATGTCGTTCTGCACCGTGGAGAGAATGGTGGCGCGGTCGGTGTTCCGGGATGGGGAGATCTTCGTCCAGACCGTCGAGGACGGCCGATACCCCCACCGGACGGACATCAAGCTGGCCCTGGAATTACTGGAAGCCGACTTCGTGCCTTTCGAGTACGAGGACACGGACAGGAACATTCTCCACGGCATCCAGAACGACCAATGGAACCGACCCATTGGCTACTACACCTGGAAGAATCACCCCGGCGACCCCTTGGGGCGGAACTTCACGATCAACGCGCAGGATCTGAAGCGCATCGACCGGGACAATATGCTCCATGTGAAGTTCTCCCGCCGGCTCCGGCAGCGACGGGGGGTGCCGATCACCCACGCGGTTATCAATCGTTTACGAGATTTGAAGGATTACGAGGAGTCTGAGCGGATCGCGGCCAAGGTCGCGGCTGATCTGACCTTCTTCGTCAAACGGACGGCCGAGTACCAGGGCGAGGTGGCGGTGAACGCCAACGGCAACCGCGAACTGGGGATGTCGGCGGGTTCGGGCTTCTTCCTCCAGCCCGGTGAGGATGTGGGGACGATCCAGTCCGACCGTCCGAACGCCAACCTGGAGAAGTTCCGCAACGGGATGCTCCGTGCAGTAGCGGGTGGAACGGGAACGCGGTACTCGTCGATCTCCAGGGATTACAACGGCACCTACTCCGCGCAACGGCAGGAGTTGGTGGAAGGCGCGATTGCCTACCGGGCGCAGTTCGCCTATCTCGTTTCACGGTTTCACCGGCCGGTGTACGAGCGCTTTATCCAGTGGGCGCGGTTGAGCAACAAACTCAAGATGATGGGGGCGGATCCTGAAACCTTCACTAAGGTGGACTTCCGCGCTCCCGCTCTCCCGTGGATTGACCCCTCATCGGAGGCCAAGGCTTACGAGACCCTGATTGCGTCGGGGCTGGAGAGTCGGGCCGAGATCATGCGGGCACGGGGACGTGATCCCGCGAAGGTCTGGGCGGAGATCGAGGAGGAGCAAGCCTCCGGGTTGTTTGCCTCCGCCATCAGTCAGGCCACCGCCCCGGCACCCCCGGAGCAGACCTCAAAGGCAAATCCGCCGGACGAGACCGATGCGGCGGTGGCCGCTTAAAGGACAGAGATGGCAACGGGTGTATTTGCTTCAGCACTGACGGCCCTTGGGGTTTCCTCCATTGATGGGGCGACCGACCAGTTCACCGTCTACGACGCTTCGGCGACGGAGCACAAGAAGGTTGCGGCTTCGGATGTCCTGAAGCGGCTGTTATCAACGACCGATGTCTCGTGGCTGTCGGCACTGGCGATGTCTGGCGTGGTGCAGGCCAATGACAAGTTCCTGATCTGGGACGCTGACGCGACGGCAATCAAGACCATGACCGGCACGGAGTTGCTTAGCAAGACCTTC